TGGCCCTTGAAAAGCTCTACGATAAGTTAGATACTAAAGCAGACAAGTGAAGCTAGCACGCAAGTCTAAGACGCTCTGGTTAAATGGCTGTTTAGTTCTAGTGCTCGGCCTGCTTGAACTTGCTGCACAAACATTCTCCATGTTTATCCCACCTCTAGCATATGCCGGCTTGATCTTTGTCAGTAGTGCAGGTAATATGATTCTCAGGTTCTATACATCTGAGTCCATAAAATGATTACGCTGCAAGACTACTTCAACGATAAGCCGCATCCAACCGAATACAATCTCAACGCTTTAACTTTACTATACAGGGTGAATAACTTAATAGCCGCGTTCGTTACCGACACCGGCGAGATCTCTGTCAATAATCCAGCAACAGGTAATCAGATCTCAGGAAGCAAGAATGGGGATGGCGGCTTCCGGCTTCCAACCTCTTTGACTGGATCATCTAAGTCTGCCCACAAGCAGGGGATGGCTGTAGATATTTATGACAAGGGCCAGCACTTGGATAATTGGCTTGACAAAAACCCTGACGCATTAATTAAATATGATCTATACAGGGAGGAGGCTAGTCAAACAATTAACTGGTGCCACCTCGGTACTAGAAAACCCCTCTCCGGCAACCGAACATTTAAACCATGATACCATTTCTAGCAGGAGCACAAGTTTTGTCTCTTGGTACTAAAATTGCTATCGCCACAACGCTCGCTGCTGCGTTATTTTCTTTCGGCCTATACTTGGGTAACAAAATAGGGGTAAGTTCTTGCTATGAGGCTACAATCGAGGCGCAGAGGCATAGCATTGAAACAGGTGTCAAACAGGCAGTGGTTTCAGACAAAACGATCACAAAGTATGTGGATCGCATACAAATTGTGCAAGGAACTAGCCGCGAGATAATTAAGGAGGTGAAAATTTATGTACAAGATACTGGGAATCTGTCTTCTAGTTTCAGGATGCTCCACGACAGCGCCGCGAACAATGCAATTCCCGACTCCTCCAGAATTACTGATGAGGGCACCGTTAAAATTACAGATGTTGCCGAGACAGTCGCGGGTAATTACGGTATCTGCGAAGAAAATTCCTCTACCCTCTCAGCTCTCCAAGATTGGGTCAGAGAGCAGTCAGCAATTCGATGAGTAGTTATACCTCCTCCATAAGTATACTGATTTATACTTGTTTTGAGATATAGATAGGTATAAAGTATCGATTAAGTTGGGGCTAGGGAGACATCCCGAAAATGCCTTGCTGGATCGCGGTCGGGAAACCCGTTTGATTCTGGGTAGGTAACCGCCCTAGCTTATTCACTAGTAATTATATAAAGGGTATTTGTGGCAGACATAGCTGACATTGCAGAATTGGCCGAGAGTTCGGAGAGGGAGTTACTGATACAGATGGTTAGGTCGGCATCTAAGTCTAACCTTCCGCCTGTAGGCAGGTGCTACAACTGCGATGAGTATACTGAGGCTGGGGCAAGATTCTGTTGCATTGAATGTAGGGATGATTACGACCGCATAGAGAACAGGCGGTCGCAATCCCCTGGTGCTAAAGGATAAGCAGCCCGAGTAGACAGGCGATTACTGACACAACTATCATCACCGGCATCAGTAGTATAAATATCACCAACCCCTCACCCCACACGGGGCTTCTCCTCCATCTGCTTACCTTCTGCATAACTATCACCAAGGTATATCGTTATTCATATCATCGAATGACCCAGGCTTAACTGCCTGCTTGGGCGTAGATCCTTCAGCAGACTTCTTCTCCAGCAGCTTGACTTCAGACGCGATAATCTCTGTGCTGAATTTCTCAACTCCAGACTTGTCTGTCCACTTGCGTGTCTCTATCCTGCCCTCGATATAAACCTTCGATCCCTTGCCAACAAAGTTGGTTACGAACTCAGCTTGCTTGGCATACACGATAACTCTATGCCACTCAGTCTTCTCCTTCTGTTCGCCAGAATCCTTATCCTTCCATGTCCGACCAGTGGCAATTGCCAGATTAGTAACTGCCCCCCCACCCTGCAATACACGAGCCTCTGGTGCAGCTCCAACATTACCGATCAACATGACTTTATTTAGTGATGACATTATGTTCCCTTTTAGGTTTACCAAGAATTTTAGAAAGTGTGTCTCTGTGCATTTTTAATTCACTACAAATTTGTAACCTAGATAACCCTTGTGCATTCAGTTTAACGACATCATTTACTAGCAGCAGGGTGTCTCTACAAATCTCCTCAACAACTCCGTTGTCTTTCGTTATATGGAATGGGCTTAAGTCATTGATTCTCCTCCAGATTAAACGCTTATGTAATTTTTGTTTACCGCGCAAACATTTAGATATGTGATCTGGATCATAGCCAGCATCCAAGACCCCTTGCACAGAGTGTAATCGTACCATCAATTCCCCTGTGCTTGGCTTGTAACCACCTACAATTGAGAACTTATTACTCTTAACTGCACCACCATTGATATACTTTAACGAGCGCTCCACTGATCTACGGCCAAGCCTAAGCTCCTGGCAGATACGTAGGGTGGACATAGACTCAGACAAAAGCTCAATCTTTGGCAGCAAGTTAAACAGCTTGTCACTGAGAACTATCTTCTCGAACCCTTCTCGCGGAGGTAGTTTGTGTCTAAGTCTGTACCTGTCAATGATAGTTCCGATGTAAGCCTGTGGCATTGCGAGAGCCAGCTCCATTGAGTGTAGGTCTGCACCGTTCTCGTAGAGCTGGTTGATCTCCTTGGGTTCGTAGGTATATTTACGTGGCCTGCCAATGACTACCTTGTCTGGCTCCTTATCGCACAGCTTATGGTTAGTTACGATGCCGGTTGAGTGAAGCTTAATTGCCTCAAGCTCAGCATCTAACCCAAGTATAGACTGAAGGAGCATTACCGCACCTGCTTTAACTTGTTTAACTTCTCTACTGTCAAGGTAACTTCATCCAAGAATTTAGATACCTCCATCTCTAGCATATGGATATAGTCCTCGTCCCTAGCCACCCGCTTACAGAAGAACTCAAGACCATCGTCTGCCCTTGGATCATAACTAAAGTAATCGCACCAAGCCCTGCCAGTACAAGCCATCTGCCATTGCATCTGGGTTATATACCGAGTCTGTATCTTCTGTGTAATCAGGGTGTCGTAGTGTGTCTCCAGATTGGGACATTTAATTTCCAGTTGCCCCTCTGTCCCTACTAGCCCGTCAGGACTGGCACCTGAGTTTGGGATGATAGGATGGGCAACGAATCCAACCTCATCTACCATCTCGTACCTTGACTGATAGCGAACCCTAGCTTCAGGCTCACGATCAATACCCCACTGCATAGCCGGCGTTACATAGGCAGAGGCAATCTGCTTAGACAGGCGCTCCGTAACCAGTTGCAGGTGGTACTTAGCACGTCCAGCAGCATAATCCCCAGACTTGGTTTTAGATATGACATCGTAAACCTTACTGGCTGTGACCTTGCCAGCTCTGATTTCAAACCACTCAGCTGTTAACTGTTTCACTTGGCTCTCCCTTTAAGGTTCTCACCATGTACGGCAATCACAGCAACTTTTTCAGGTGAATCTGGAATCTCTTTGTAAACATTACCAAGTTCAGCCCTGCCATTTTTTGCAGCTACTTCCAAGATCTCAAGGATGATCTTCATCTTTTCTTCATCCAGCGGCTTGGGTACAGCCTTCTTCTCTGGTGCTGGTGGCTCAGCTCTAGCACCGTGTCCGTCATCGTCATCCTGATATACGCCCATCATTGCGGATAAGGTGTACCGGCGGAGATAAGAACAGGCTGATCCTAACCCTTGGCTATCTGCTTTGGGCATAGGGGAGGATGCTGTATCTTCGATCCACTCACCAGACTTGTGTATCAACCTGGTTGTAATTCTTAGCTTACCGTCATCACTCTCTGTAATGGATTGGATAAACGCGATCCCGTTATCATTAAGAGGGTTCTTTACAGCCTCGATTACTGCCGCTAGATTGGCATAGGTATTCTTTAAGTGCCCGTTCTGCGCGTTCTTGGCAGCAAAAGTAATACTCTGTTGAGCTGCAATTAGTGCTGGTGTTATTGCTGTAATGCTTTCAGACGTTCTCATTTTCCATCTCCTGTTGTTGTTGTTCATCGTGCTGCTGTTGGTAATCTAGTCTATCTTCTGTATCCATATCGCCTCCTTGTGTGACGAGAACATGATAAAGCCCCCTGTTTCACAAAGTCAACAAATATATTTACTGGTTATGAAGATATTTGTCTTGACAAAATTCTGAGGCGTGAGTTACCGTGTTTGCGTACTTACAAAGGAGGTGTTTGATGTACTACGAAGCGGAAAGAAGTAACCACATAAACTGTAGTTACCGTAACTGTCCTAACAATGCAATAGTTTCATACGCTACAACCGGCCAGTTGTGCCGTGAGCACTACGATAACCACTGGCAATCAGAAGCACTGAAGTATACCCATAAGATGGGGTTGGATACGCCTGAAAAGCGTATGGCTTATGTTAAGAATTACATTCGAGTCATAATTTCTGGAGTTAAAATGGAGGTTTCAAATGATAAGTGAAGTGTTCGACTACCGTAAATGCTGGACCACAAAAGACGAGTTAGCCTTTATAAGTGGCATTGGTACTTATAACCCAACGCATTCTCTGGTCGCTAAGATGGGTGAGATTGGCTTGCTCAAGGCGTATGGAGAGGCTGCAAAGAATCGTGTTAACTGGGGTGGGATAGATCAAGACATCATTCTGACCTTTGTACGGTCGAGGATACGGGCGCTGTATGCGAAATAAATGGCGGTCTAGGCTGTCTCATCACGAGTGGTTGATGATATGCCTGGCCGTAGCGCCAGTGCTAGTCATCATTGGAATCTTTGGATATCTAATCGGATTGTTACTATAAATTAGGAGAGTGATAATGTATGAAGATGACTTGATAGATATTGAAAAGTTCTTGATGCACTTGCAGTTGATGCACGTTGCCTCAATGTTGGGCGCTGGCAAGATACAAAAGAAAAGGAAATCAATTGCTTACCTGAAGCGTATCAAGGAGTTACGCCTGACGATAGCTGCTTTGATAGAGAAGAATGCAGGAGGCGGCAGGGAGGAGGAGCTTGATAACTGGCGCAAGGAATCGGATGATGGAGCTGATGATGGTGGGGTTAAATGCAAAACTCATCCAGATGCACCGCACTCGTTTCTCAGAAACGCATCGCACAATGCTGGTAGATATGTATGCCAGTGTGAACATTGGGAGGAGCCAAACACATGAGCTACAAAGACATTAAAGATTTCAATGAGCGATGCGAGACGCATCCAGCCCATCAAGAGGGTATGGTTGTTGAGGAGATGTTGCGGGAGAGGCTGCATGAGGAGATTTTAGAACTGAGAGCGTACATTGAAAGGCTTATTACGACCGATACATTTTAAAGATGAGGAGAACACATGACTGAACTTTTGATGTGGTTAACCCTGACGGTCTGGTTCGAAGGTCGCAATCAGAATGAGGTGTGTATGACCAAGATTGCACAGGTCGCCCTAAACAGGATGGGTCCAGATGGCGATATATCCAAGGTAATATTAGCTCCTTACCAGTTCAGCTGGGTGCCTGAGAAGATGGCTGGTGGGGTAGTTAAGCCAGAGCATCGGCCTAATAAGCATAGCGAGGCTTGGATGAAGTCTGAGAGGGCTGCTAAGACTGCGTTGTATGGGGGTGGGGTGTTTGAGGCTACCCACTTCCATGCTACGTGGATAGAAAAGCCTAAGAGTTGGAGCAAACTTAGGCTACTAACGACCTGTGACCAGCACCACTTTTACGTTTAAAGGCTATATGATTCATATAATATCATTCTCTGGTGGCATGGGTAGTTTTGCAGAAGCGGAGTCGTGTGTCTCCAAGTACGGCAAGGGGAATGTGGTCACCTTGTTTGCTGACACCCTTATAGAGGACAAAGATCTGTACCGCTTTATGAAGGAATGCAGTGCGTTCTTGGGTTGCCAGCACATCACTATTGCAGAGGGGCGCACCCCGTTCCAGGTGTTTGAAGATGTGAAGTTCATGGGAAACTCTAGGATAGATCCTTGTAGCAAGATATTAAAGAGAGAATACCTAGACAAGTTCATCAAAAGGCATTGGAACTTTGATGAGGTTGAGATACATCTGGGTATTGATATTACTGAGGAACATAGGTTAACTAGGTTGCAACCAAGAAAGCTTCCGTATGTCTACAGGTCAACATTGGTAGAAGATGGCAGGATGATAAGCAAAGACTACAGTAAGCAGCATGGTATAGCTCCACCAAGGCTTTACTCATTCGGTCTAGGCCACAATAACTGCGGTGGATTCTGCCCCAAGGCAGGAGCTGGTCATTATGCAAAGCTTCTGGCAGGTGATAGGGACCAATACCTGGACCATGAGAATAAAGAACAAGCAGTATATGACGCCGTTCCCAATGCCAAACCATTCCTAAGAGAAGTAGTGAACGGACAACTTACCTACAAGACCTTGAGAGAGTTTAGATTGTCTATCGAAGACGGCAAGCAACTTACATTGGATGAGTTGCTAGACTTTGGTGGGTGTGGCTGTGCAATTTAAGTGTTTAATTTACGTTTAATGGAGGTTATATGATAAAGAAGAGTAGCTTAGTGTTGCTTGTCGCTGTTTTAATTTGCCTTTCTACACGTGTTATGGCATATAATGCGGAAATTGAGGCGTGCCAATCCCCTTGCCTAACGGACACCAAGCCGGTGAAGCCAGCATATGAATTATATGACCAATTCAATACTAAAGTCGAATCATTAGTTGACCAGAATGGTAACATGGTGCAGGAGTTGTACGACAGATTAGGGATACGGGTATATGAGCGCAAGCGGTAGGCAGGTTGGTGGCACACACTACACACACAAGTCAATACAACCTTGGGATGCTATGAGCGCGTGGATGTCGGATGCAGAGTTTATCGGATACCTGCGTGGCAATGTCATTAAGTATGTTGCTAGGTGCAACGATAAGGGTGGCCTAGAAGATCAGCTAAAAGCATTGCATTACTTACAGAAGTGGATTGAGGTAACGCAAGCTACTGAATCTAAACAGGCTATTGGAAAACCTTAAGAACATTATCTTTAAAAGCCTGAAACTGGATCTCGAAGCACAAGAGATTCCAGGGTGGCACTTACGCTTAGTCAGGTCAAACGCTGGCGATATCAGTGCCTGCTGGACCGAGACAGTTTTAGACGCATTCCCCTCCAAACCAATCCTGTTCTACAAGTCAAGTGCAACCGCACCTTGGGGTGCCTTTATGCGCCTTGAGGATATCAATCCTGCGTACTGTCTATATAACGAGTCCGTTATTGTTACGTTCAACACTGCAATTATGGTTATCCGAGAAGATATATGGCGGCCTGCGCCAACTAGGGGGCATTAATGGTTGTATCTGACGAAGACTTTATCAATATATGGCGTGAGTTAGGTGGTGCAAAGGCTGTATCCAAAAGACTACAGATGTCTGAGAGGGCCACACATACAAGGCGGAGGGTAGTCGAGAACAGGACTGGCACCGTGTTGTCGGCAATATCAGGTAAGGTATATGTTTTGCCGGAAGCACCAGGACGTATCAAGATTGATACACTTAATGGCATCCATATAATCGGATCAGATGCTCACGTCTGGCCTGGTGAGAGGACTACCGCCCAGCGTGGCTTTGTTAAGTTTGTCAAAGAGTTGCAACCTGTTGCCGTACACTTCAATGGTGATATATTTGATGGAGCACGTGCCAGTAGATGGCCAAGGATAGGCTGGGATAAGTCACCTACTGTCAAAGAGGAGCTGGAAGCCTGCCAAGAGTTCTCCCAGATGGTTGAGGATGCCGGCAAGAATGCTAAGTTATACTGGCAGCTGGGCAACCACGATGCTAGGTTTGAGACTCGGTTAGCGGCCCAGTCACCTGAGTATGAGGGTATTAAGGGGTTTGCCCTCAAGGATCACTTCCCTAGATGGAACCAGTGCTGGAGCGCTTGGGTCAATGATGAGTTGGTGATTAAGCACAGATATCATAATGGTATTCACGCGGTCTACAACAATACCCTGAAGTCTGGCAAGAGCGTGGTAACTGGACACCTGCACTCTCTCAAAGTAACCCCTTGGACTGACTACAACGGCACTAGGTTCGGCGTTGATGGCGGTACCCTAGCTAACCCCTACGGAGAGCAATTTGCTGGCTATATGGAGGACAATCCGAGAAATTGGGTTGCTGGCTTTATCGTGGTTACTTTCCATGATGGCCATATGCTGGAACCAGAGAAGGC